GCACGTTTCCTCGCGTGAGAGGGAGCATTTTATTACTTCTTTTGTGAAGTCTATATTTTCGTATATAGTACGGTTTCTCAAAAATTTCTAAAGGTCTAGTCTACAATACAAATAAAATAATCCATTGGAAATTTAAAATTTTAATGCAAAAATTACAAAAATATCTGTAAACCAAGAGTGTAATAGTATATACTGAAATATAAATATTTGAGTATACACCAGAGCTTACACGCAGGACCAGCCTACGTTGTTCAGTTGATCTAAGTAACTAGTTAGACATTGACGAAAGTTTTTTCGATTAACTATAAACGGATTCTTCCTAAAGATTCATAATAGAGTTATTACTCTGTGTGATTTTTAAAAAATCATAAACAATAGTTTAAAGACATCTCTCGGTCTATTAATAGTTTAATGGCAAATCTCGGCCAATACAGTTTTACGACTTGTAGGTCGAGTATATCTTTCGTGTATAACCCGTTTATTAAATAGCTTTAAAATAATAAGAAGAAGATGACACACCGGACATTGGTACTCCAGTTGCACTCTTAAAATTAAAAAGACTACTTCGTGAAATTGATAATCCGTTTGATGTTACATTAATTAATTTTTTAGGACTATATACCTGAAAACCAAAACGTGATTCATCATTCAAACCAATAAATGGTTCAATTGAAATAGGTGAATTTGTGACTCCATTATTCGCTGTTTCATATCTAAGAAATATAAATCCTAAATCATTTTCATAATCAGATAATCCACGCCATTTCAAAGCATTTCCTGTATAATTACATGTATTCATATTCGGTATAACGAATTCTAATTCAAATAAATGACTTGGTTTCAGTGTATTTTGATACATTCTTGTATAATCTTGCATTTCGATCTGAGGAAAAGTAAAAGACTTAGTACCAGGTACAAATAAAGATGAATTTTCAAATACACCACGCAAAATGGCATCAGTTGGTATAGGTGTTTGACTCTGAAACAACCTAGATACAGTTATATCAGCAAATGTTGTTGGAGGTATAAATGCTGCTGAAGCTGCAGTTGCCCCGGTTATCTTAAGTTTAACCTTAAAACCACCTGACAAACCTAAATAAAAACTAGAAAACATTGTAAAAGCATCCCTTGTAAGGTTAGTTCCTGATGTTAAAAAGAATGATGACAATGGTATAGCTAATATATCGCTCGTTTTTGTAGGAACAAAAGTTATTACACTTTGTGGATACATAAACCTACAATAATCTCTAACTGATTTATTTGCTTTAAAGGCAATTACATTATTTTCTCTAATTTCTGCAGGTGCATTTAATATAGCTTCTTGACATGATTCTTCAACTAATGTTTTAGCTTCATCACAATTTTCCCCTGATTCAGGTCTAAAACTTTCTGGGAAAAATGGAGTATTAAATTGATAATTAGGAGGAGTTCCATTAGGTATATTAAAATTATCAGTAGCATAACCACTAAATTCTAAATCTTCTCCACCTGACATATAAACGTTAAATTGAATGGATGTTGGTACAGTTGCATTAAAAACTAAAGGTTGAAATAAATAAATATAAGCAACCCCATGGGCAACAGCATTTGCATTAACATCTTTAGTACATTCCAATTGTCTAAATTGTGAACAAAAAGGTAATTCGATAGTCTGAATTTCACCTCCAGCGGAATACTCTAAAGCATCCAAATTTAAATGATGTACTGATGCTAAAGTTGGTCTTACATTGGTATTAAGCAACATTCCCTTACCATTAGCGTAATTCTTTAAAACAATGATTTTACAAAAATGAAAATTAGTGCAAACAGATTGAATATGTAATCGTAAAGAACCACGCCAATGTCTTGAACATTCATAAATTGTACGCATTGGTGAATAAAAATTAGTTGACACATTTCCACTATTTACCGCGACCTCTACCATTGGTGTTATAGGTATAGCTGCTAATAATGTTCCTGAAACGTCATTTGAATTAACTGAAAACGCACCACAAAAAACTGGTTTATCTAAAAGAAATTTTAAATCCATCTCATCTGATCGTGTTCTAAAAATATAGTCATCTACAATTCTACTATAAGTTGGATGGTTATCTAAAACTTCAAAATGTACTTTGGAATCCACAGAATTTGGTGAATTTCGAAAAACTACTAAATTTTTATTAAACGTTGTTGAATCATTTGGATTGTGAAAACCAGTATATTTATTTACTACCAATCTTGCTCTATCTATTAGATCACCAGTAACAGTTTTTAATACATTGGCTGTTTTATCTAATATAGTTGTAGGAATATTATAAAAACCAGATTGGGCTGACCAAGTCACCTCATTATTTCTAGGTACATAAAAATCAGCTTTTTT